GTTCAGGCAGCTCTAGCATACTTCAATGCTAGTGCTAGTTCTAAGATTGTTATTGACCAGCAGTTGGCCAACACACTTGCGGCTATTAACTACATTGAAACATTGATATTAAATGTTATTAATAACGAAGATCCAACAGTACGATATCAACAATCTGTTCTACAGTATATCGATACCGATATTACCGATGGCGGCTTAGCAGAAGCAACTATTCAAGATTTGTTTGACGAGTTCATTGGCATTTTAGAAAATCCGCCAAGTGCTCGTGGTGCTCGTGCATTGTTAGTCGATAATAAAGATTTTATCAAAGCAGAAGTTATTAACTACATTAACAACAAATATGTAGGATTTACCTATGATTCTGCTACATGTCAACGTGACGTGGGTTATGTAATTGATGCTATTGGTTACGACTTAATGTTTGGCGGCAACTTCCAGACAATTACAGCGGCAAGATCTTATTACAGAGCTTCAGCCGCTGTGGCTGTTGGCGTACAAAAAGCCGCAACTATTGACGCATTTACTTTCTTAAGAGATGAAATATTATCTGTTGTTAGTGCAAGTGCTACCGCAGTTACTAGTGTAACTACCAACATGAATATGTTCTTAGATGTTATTACTAACGGACTAACTCAAGAACCTGCAATCGTAACTCCTGATCCAACAGGCTACGATGTAAATTATAATCGTGCTAGAACACTGATTGAATCTAACAGAGAATTTATTAAAGCAGAAGTAATTCAATATATTTCTAACAACTATGTTGGATTAAGTTATGACCCTGCTGTATGCTTACGTGATACAGAATACATTTTAGATGCACTATATCACGACCTAACCTACGGTGGTAACATTCAAACATTGATTGCTGGTAAGGCTTATTATTCTTACACAACTCTACAAGTTGCGGCTCCTGAGAAACCAGCAACATTGGCCGCATATGGTTATCTACAAAGTCTAGTTGAAGACATTGCATTAGACTTACCTATTACTGCATTACAAGGTGGTGTTGCGCAGGTTCGCGGTACTCCAGGTAACAGTTCTGCCAGTGCTACTGCTGGACAGCGTATTGGAGAAATTTTAACAATTATCGACCTTGGGCTCGGTTCTGTTCCTTCAACAATTACTCCAAGTACTGCTTGGGTAAGTGCTGGCTTAACTGGTGCAAATTCTGCACTACAAAGTGCTAAGTCAACTTTACAAACTGCTGTAACAAATTATATCGATGCTAATTATACAAACACATTAGTTTACAATGAAGAAATTTGTTCACGAGACGTTGGCTTTATTGTTGCCGCAGTTTCAGCAGACTTGTTATATGGCGGAACATACTTAACAATTCGTGCCGCACAGCGTTACTATGTAGGTACTGCTAGTAGCCGTGTTGTATTAGAAAATCAATTATCACAAACATTAGATTCATTTGCCTATGCCAAGGAAGTTGCACAGGCTGTATTGAATCAAGTTCCACCAACATTAAATTATCAAGTTATTAACGATGTTGCTGTAGAGAATAGAGTATCACAGGTATTCAGTTCTGACTACGACGGCTCTGCATTTGTTACACGAGCAGGACAGTTGTTTGATTTATTAAACGAAGTTATTACAGACCCGGAAGTAGATGTTTCAACAGTATTAACTGGTGCCAAACCTATCGTTTACCCAACATACAGATTAGTTCTTTCTACAACTACTCCTGTAACTAACGACTTAGAATATACTATTTCTACCTTCACTAGCAAGGCAGACTCGGGCGTCGGGGATGGATCTTACGATGTAGTATTCAGCATTGTTACGCCCGTTGGAACTACTGCTCCTAGAACTAAAACACGTTATAGAGTGTTTGGCAACAGCAACTCTAACTATAACAATGATGCTGTAGAGTGTGTAGCATCTACACTAACTTCGATGACACTACGTTATCCAAGTGACCCGGGTGCATTTGGCACTGGCACTACTACCATAGAGTATGTAAAAGACTTTATGCTACTAAGTGCTGGTAACACCAGTATGTGTTCAAATGACTTTACACAGATTAACGACTTAGGTTATGGACTGGTTGCTACAAACATTGGTTTGATTGAAACAGTTTCTGTGTTCAGTTACTATTGCTGGACTGCTTATTATGCCAACAACGGTGGACAGATTCGTTCATTGAACGGTTCTAACGCACACGGCGAGTATGGTATTATTTCTGAAGGTAGTGATCCATTAGAAGTTCCAGATAAGTGTAACTTGTCAGACAACATGATGCAGGTTGCTCGTGTTTACAAACAAGGAATTTATAGCACAGACAACGATGTTGGTGATTTACAGGTATTTTTCTACCAACATGATTACTCACCATACAACGTATCTGAAGTTGAAATTAACCACGGCGCTGGCGTTGTTACAGAACTAGACGCAACTAGTTTAATCGGTGGTAGTGGTTATACCAACGGCACATATATTAATGTTCCGTTAACAGGCGGAACTGGTAGTGGTATCACTGCTAACATTGTTGTGTCAGGAGGTGTAGTAACTACTGTAGGTTTAGTTGCCGCAGGTATTAGATACAGCGAAGGTGATATTTTAAGTTGCAGTAATACAAACGTAGGCGGAACAGGTTCGGGCTTCTTTATCACTGTTAAAACTATTATTGGTAACGGTATTGCTCGTTACGAAGTTGCAGGTGTAACTGATGTTTCAAGTACCTTGGCACAGTCTGTTTCTGGAACACCACTTAAGACTGGGCCAACAGGCGGAAAATATTACGTAACATATTCGTTCACTGCTGAACCATATACACCAAGAATTGGTGTACCTTACACAGTTAGTGGATCAACAACTTCTGGGTTTAACGGTGTATATACTGCTACCGCTAGTACAACATCTAGTGTTACACTAGAGTACAGTACCAATCCTGGAACATGGGCAGGCGGTTTGGCTAGCCTATGGGGCCTAGGCAACGTTCTACGTCTAAACATCAACACTGGCGGTAATAATGATACTGCTACAAACGGCTTGGCCGTAGCATTGTCACATGACCAACCAATTATTATTCGCAGTAACCAAAACTTTAAGTTCTACGAAGTCGATGACACTAACCCGGTTCGTCCAAGTACTGCATTGACATTCGTCGGTGATCCCGATGCAGGTGCTATTGTTTATCGTGTGTTAGCATACGGTAACAAAGGTCCATTAAATGAAGACCTTGCGGTAGACGAAAGTATTCTAGGCTTCGATACAACTTACGATTATGTAAAATTACTAGTCAATGCAGAAAATGTATCTAACGCTGATCCAGATAATGTTGGACAGACTATGGGGTCGACTGCTGGTGATACTAAGATTGCCATCGACCGTGTAAACGAAACTGACATTGAAAGCAGACTTAATACCGGAGATATGATTACTGCCTGGGATGGCAAGATTCATAAAATTTTAAGTTACACTGACATGGGGTTATTAGCCGGTTACGCTTATGTTGAAATAGAAGATGTCGCTGATAAGTGTCTAGCAGGAACATCTGCTAGCGGTATTAATACACCAGTTGATCCAGACTTTAACTTGGATATTTCTGAACCTCCAACATTACGTGCAGGTTTATCTAGCACAGAGCCAGCAGAAGTTATTGTACGTATTAGTACTTGCCGTGTTACAGGACATGACTTCTTAGACATTGGTACTGGAGGCTATAACGATACTAACTTCCCAAGCAAGATTTACGGTGCTCCAAAAGAACCTAACCAAGCACGTGAAGTTACAGAACGTACAAGAGGACGTTGTTTCTATGTAACCACAGACCAAGACGGTATTTTCCGTGTAGGTCGATTCTTTACAGTTGACCAAGGTACTGGTCGTGTAACGTTTGCGGCATCTATTGCGTTGTCAAACTTAGACGGTCTAGGATTTAAGCGTGGTGTTACAGTTAGTGAATTCTCAAACGATGATAGATTTACTGACGGTGCTAACGATGCGCTACCAACTGAAGCGGCAACACAAGGTTACATTGACAGACGTCTTGGAATGGATCGTACAAATAACGTTCTAGATCCAACTGCACTAATTGGTCCAGGCTACATGGATCGTGCTGGTTTGTTAACATTTACTGGTCCAGATCCAATGGACATGGGCGGATTTGTTATTGCTAACTTAGGTAGTCCTACTGCTGATACAGATGCGGCTAACAAGTTATATGTTAGAAATCAAGAACTAAGCGATGACAGAGTTGATACTTCAACAAGTCCAGCAAGAAGTTTAAATGATTTATTAGTTTATAACGGAGTTAAATGGATCAACGCTGAAACAGTTAGCACAGGCGATATTCAAACTTCATTGACTCCTGGAACTAAAAATCTTGCTTTAAACATCAAGTCTAATGTAATTATTAACGCAGACGTTAATTCTAGTGCGGCTATTGCACAAAGTAAGTTAGACATGAATAAAGCAACTACTCGTGCAAATGCTACAAGTATTGCACAGGCAGATTTGGGTCTAGCAAGTTTCAAGAGTACAGAATTTACTGCAACTAACGGTTGGATTGAGTTGCAAACATCCAGTTCAACAACTACAGGTGTATTACAAACTAAATTACAGTATATTGCCAACGACACTTATTTAGGTAATAATACAGGCAGTGCTACATATCCTCGTCAAGTAACATCTGGACAGATTGTTACCAACGGCGATGGTATTAAGAATGCGTCATTTGCTCCAGGATCAGTAGGTAGCAATGGTCGTGCAATGATTTTAACTGCTATTGGTCCAAACGCTTACAGTACAACAAACATTAGTACAAGTGCTCAGGCTAGTTCATTGATACAATCTGATGGTAGCGGCCGTGTTGCTGTAGCACAGTTAGACTTAACTTCAAGTAGTTATAAGACCTTAAGCGTCAGCGGAACTACACTGACTATGACTACACCCGGTGCTGTAGACTTCTTAACAGCAGTTGGAACTACTTCAGCAGGCACAACTATTACCACAGTTGGTACTTTAAGTGCAAACGCAATAACATCAGCAAGCACTACAACATTTAGTCCTGCTAATGCTAACGTAACACTAAGTCCAAGTGGTACCGGTACTGTAACTATTGCTCCGGCCAGTGTCGGATCAATAAACAACGTAAACATTGGTGCAACTACTCGAGGTAATGGTTATTTTAAATTGTTGTCTGCTAACGATACAGTAACCTTAACTGCTAACCAAGCAGTAACAGGTGCTGCCAACGGTACTGGTACATTACAGGTTACAGGCGGTGCAGGTATCAGTGGCGACCTACGTGTTGGTGGAACTATCTACGGTGCTGTTACTGGTACATTGGCTGGTACACTGGGTCTAAGCACATACCTAAGTTTCACTGCTGGTTCAAGTTACGATGGTAGTACAACACGTACAATCCAAACTAACGCAACAAGTGCGGCCACAGGAAGCACATTAGTTGCACGTGACGTTAACGGTGACTTCAACGGACGTTATATTAACAGCAGTTACTTTAACAGTAGCGACGATGTAAGTGGTGGCACCATTACATACATAATGGCTAAGTTTGGCGATAACTACTATCGCTCTGCTACAGCCGCAAAAGTTGCTTCGTTCATTAGCGGACAGTCAATGAACATTGCAGGTAATGCAAGTACAGTTACAATTAACTATAACAACGATAGTAACAGCACATATCAAATGTTATGGGGTAGCGGTAATAGTGTATATGGCACAGGCGGCATTTATTGTAATCCATTTACCGACACACTATACGCAACATTATTCAATGGTACTGCTACAAGTGCTCGTTACGCTGACTTGGCTGAAAAATACTTGTCAGATGCAGAATATGAAACTGGTACTGTTGTAGTATTTGGTGGTGATGAAGAAATTACAGTCACTGACAAACATAACGATACTAGAGTTGCTGGTGTTATTTCTGAAAAACCAGCGCATTTGATGAACTCTGATTTAGCAGGAAAACATCCACTAGCAGTAGGCCTAACAGGACGCTTGCCATGTAAAGTACTTGGTAAGGTTAAGAAAGGTGATATTCTAGTTACTGCGGCTAAGAAAGGTTACGCAATAGTTAATAATACTCCATCTGTAGGAACTATTATTGGTAAGAGTTTAGAGAACAAAGACGATTTAGGCGAAGGCCTAGTTGAGATTGTTGTTGGTAGATTCTAAGGAAAATAACATGGCATTATATGATGATTTACAAGAGATTAACCTAGGAAATGTCGTCAACGACGGTACTGGGGACGACCTGCGTACAGCCTTTGAAAAAGTTAAAACTAACTTTGAATATCTGTACAACAACGGTTATGCTCCAGTTAGTGCTGAAAATATAGGCACTTCAGGACTAGGTGTTTTTAAACAAAAGAACGCAGACAGCAATCTAGAACTTAGAAAACTAGATGCGCTAGGACCACTAAGATTACAATTAGTAGGAGATGTGTTGCAGTTAGATTTACATCCAACGGCTACAGTTGACTTTAATGGGCAGGCTATTAATAACATTAGTACTGTTACAGCCACTACATTTTCTGGCACTTTAACTGGAAATGTTGTAGGTTTAATTAGAAACGGCGGAACTGCAACTCAAAACCCGTTTGTTGATGTAACACTTTTAGATAGACAGGTAAATACATTTGACTATGGACCCATTGCACCTACGTACTACGATCCAATTACTTATTTGTTAAATGAAATTGGAACGGACATGGGCACGTTTACCGACCCGAGCCCTATAAGTATAGACGCTGGACCCATAGCATAAGGAGAGAATAGAATGGCATTACAAATCCGTAGAGGAACAACCGCTGAGAGAACCGCAAGAAAATTCCTCGAAGGCGAACTAATTTATGATACAACACTTCAGCAAGTGTATGTAGGCGACAGTACCAACGGCATCGACGGAACAGCCGGTGGCAAATCAGTAACTGCGTTTTCAGACGAAAACGCAAGAGATGCAGTTGCGGCAGTATTTGCAACAGGTACACACACAAATATAAACTTTTCATATGTTGACGATGGCAACAATATTGGTAGTTTTAGTGCCGCTGTTAACTTAACATCTACTCCTTATGTTGGTAACGTGAATGTTACTGGTCTAGTTAATGCTAATGGTTTTAATGGGTGGCTTGAAGGTAATGTATTTGCAAGCGACTCAACTCTCCTTGTTGATTCGGGTAACGGAAGAATTCCAGCAGAAGTTGTTAAAGGTACGTTTACAGGCAATGTAACTGGTAATGTATCAGGCAATGTAACTGGTAATGTATCAGGCAATTTAACAGGAACAGTATTAACTGCCGCACAGACAAACATTACCAGCGTTGGTACGCTGACTAGTCTTGCTGTTAGCGGCGCTATTACTGGTTCTAGTTTTACTGGTGGTGTTGTTACAAGTTCCATTACTACTACTTCTGGGGATTTAACTGTAACTCCTAACACTAATTTTTCAAACGGTATCGATGTAACAGGTGCTTCTACATTTGGAAATGTAACAGTTACTGGCGTCGGTACGTTTAATGCAACTGCTGGTAGCCCTACATTATTAAAGGTTACTGATACTTCAACTTCAGGCGCTCGTCCTATAGCATTAGAAATTAATGGTCGCGCATTAGATTTGCTAGGATCTGGCTCTGCTATGGAGTTTAAAGTAAACAACGGTACAACAACTGAGCAGTTAGTTAAGTTAGAAGCATATACACAGTCCAACTTAATTCCTGCACTAAGTCCTGGTTTAAACTTTAAAGTTTACAATACTGGAACCAGCTCATATGACCTAATTCCCCTAAGTTTTGACGGAGACGGTGTACTAGTAAGCGGAAATTTTGTACTTAACGATTCTTTAATATTAAGTACAGCCACTGCACCTACTTCATCTAAGGGCGCATCTGGAGATGCTGCCGGAACTGTTATTATTACAAATTCGTACATTTATCGCTGTATTGCAGATTATACAACCGGCGCAGCCGATATTTGGGTCAGAGTAGCATTTACTGGCGGTACTTGGTAATAAATTTAATTTCCCGGTACCGATAAATACAGTATCGGGGATTAAACAATGCTTAATATATGGAATCAACCGTCTGGATACAGTTTTAATACTTACAACGAACGACAGACCCAGACTATACCTCTGCCTATAATTCCAAGCGCAGACTTAACCGGAGTAACATTTTCAGTTATCGCAGGCAATTTGCCCAGCGGGCTACGAGTCGCCTACGATACAAATTTAAGCACTTGGGTTATCAAGGGCTCTCCTTTAGAAGTTTCTACTAACACAACATCTACATTTGTAATCCGTGCATCTAACGGTACAGAAATTTCCGACAGAACATTTACAATGACCATTGCAGGTCCAGACGCACCTGTATGGATCACTCCTGGTCCAAATCCAGACATTCAAATCTACGATTTTGATCCAGAAGCAACTTATATCCCAGATACTGTTATTAGACATACTGTGTCTAACGAAAGTACACTATACAGAACTACAACTACTGTTTCAGGAGTGACTCCTCCAAACAGTACATATTATCAAGTTTTCACAGAAGATACCGGATTACTACCAGTCGGTCCAGTCACAACTAGGGTGTCGGCAGTTGTTAGCGCCAAACGTCAAAGTAACCTTGTTACTATAACTACTGCATCCGCTCACAACTTTGTATTTGGAAATATTGTAACTATTGCTACCAACGTTGCGGCATTCAACGCTGCCAATGTAGAAGTGCTACAACCATTGCCTTTAGACGGAGAACAGTACGAAGAATATCTAACAAGAATTTCTACTACAATTACCTTTAATAAACTTGGTGGCGACCTAGGTTCACAAACTGTTTCTGGTACTGTTACATTAATTAAAGATCCGTTAACATTTGTGTTAGATAATACACCTGTAGATTTTCAATTAGAAGCAACAGATACAGATTTGTCATCAACAGATACTTTGGAATATTTTATCGGTGACGGCGATGGAGAACTTCCCCCAGGTCTGTCTATGAGTAGCACAGGAAGAATTACTGGTATTATCGATCCTATCCTTGCCCTAGACGTAACAGCACGTACAGGATTCTATGATACAAACTTGTATGATGCCTATGCCTATGACTTTGGTAAGCGTCCTAACATAGGAGAAGAAGATTATTTAAATGTTGTTACTCCTAGAAAACTAAATCGAAATTACGAATTTATTGTTACAGTCAGCGATGGTGAATCTGTTGCTAGAAGAAGATTTAGAATTTATGTAGTAGGCGATGACTTCTTAAGAACCGACAATACACTTTTACAAGTTGGTAACGGTGCTTACACGGCAGACTCTACATACTTAAGAGCACCAATATGGTTAAGTGCCGCCAACCTTGGCCTAAGAAGAGCCAACAATTATGTAACTATTTTATTGGATGTTTTCGATCCTAATCCAGAAGTTGGTCCTGTAAGATATGAATTAGCCGCACTCAATGACGATTTGACTCCAAGCGTATTGCCTGACGGCTTATATATTGATTCCGAT